AGATGAGAATCCACCACACGGCTCCCGGCCTGGACAAAGATCCACGGCACGCTCAACAGATGCATCGCCTGTTGGATTCTCAGACATAATTTATTGATTTCAAACTGGACATTCTTCAACTGCTCCGCGAGGGAGATCCCTGCAAAGCCGATTCCTGCCTCACCCCATTTCAGGAATACAAACGGGTAACGGTCATATGTATATTGTTCTGCACTCAAAACCACTTGGTTCATGGTGATGCAATGCAGCCCGTCATCACCACCCATGATCGAAGGCAGATGCCACGATTCTATGACTTCCAGCATGTCGGCCTCACGGCCTTCTGATCCATCATCGGATTCAATCTTTTCTGCATTGAATCGGATATCTGCTTCCAGCTCCGGGTAGAGTTGAATCAGGGTTTCCATCGGCATGGCCTTGATCTGGTGCAATGCTGGCGGCATCCCTGAATAAAGGGCGCTATCGATATCCCAGACCAGTTCATTTGGAAAAACCCGTTCTGTAAAAAGCTCATTTCCATCACGGCCCACCTTGAGGGCTGCAATGTCGAAAATACAACTATCCTGAAATATCTGAGGCATGAGCCTGAAGAGATCAGTCTGATGGAAAACGCCTTCCATCATATCTCCAAGCAGCCGCGCACGTTGGCGTAGTTTGTAATCTCCACGTTTGGTCAAATACATCGGTCTGGGTTTACTCTTACCGATCCGCGAGGTGAGGGTGTCGACCATGTTTCCAATCACATTCAGACGCATCCTGAAATCCTCTGCCCTCAAAGACATGGCACGGGTTTCAGGGTTGAACCGATCCAGTGCCTCATAATCCCTCTGAGAATACATGCGGAGCATGTCGAGGTTCAGAGTGAAACGGCCATAGTGATCCTCTTTGAGTTTGTAGATTACATCTGCAACCGCGCTGCCAAGCTCGGTTTCATCCTTTTGCCACCAGAAACTCATGATAAACTCCTATTTAAGTATTGGTCTTGGATCTCCGTGTCGGTCATGGGTGTCGTTTGTGGCTGCTCCATGAGCCGATCCAGATCCGGGTGCAGCTCCACCTCGATCCCTAGCCCTTTGAAACGGGCCACTCGGTTTTCACCTAAAAATTGAACCAGTTCCTTGATGTCTTCGGTTTTTGGATTATTGAACATTGGCTTGCATGGCTAAGGGTCGAGCAGCCGCCCGGTTCACGGGGGTGCGGTCACGTTCCTGTTGTTTTTGGTAGAGTAATGCCCCCGGTGGCACGGCGGCCATATAAGGAAGGCCCTGCTTGGCTGCACTTTTCAGTTTTTCAGAAAGGTTGAGGGTCCAGATGGGTTCTGTCTCTGGCCCACCACCACCTAGATCAACAACAGACCAGGGCATTGGTGCTTGCGGGTCATCCCAACCCCCAGCAATATGATCCTGCACCGTAGTTTCAGCCATTTCTTGAGTAGGAAATGCATCAATAGCTTCGCCATTTGCTGCTCTTATTTCATACCTAAGTCGATTTGTTGATGGCTTTTCTGTTTCAATAGCCGTTTGGCCAACCCTCGCGTCATATTTCTTGCCGAGACTCTGCGCCACGTTTTTCAGGGTCTTGTCATAGGCAACCATGAGGAAGTGTTTGGGGTCTTGAGGTAGTTTCAGATCCTCAACAGGAACCTCGATTGATTCGTATGTTTCGCCTTTTAAACTAATATCAATAGATGGCTCTTCAACCGCATCCATATCTTTAACTACTTTTTCCGCAACTCTTTCCCCCACATAATCATCCAGTTGCTTCCTGGTTATATCTCCCGAATCTAGGTTGTTGCCACCCACGCCTGTACCTAATACTCGGAAGGTATTTGACTCTTTATCGATTTCTCTTTTACCTGTTTTACGCGCAACGGTCAGCTCTTGAATACCCTCAACCATCTTATTGTAACGCTTCATCTGCTGCTCTCCCGTGGTCCAGGCTACTTTGTCGAATCCATTATCTGAGGCCCAGAGGATCATACGTTTCAAACCCAGCTCCATGTAATCCTTCGTGTCCATGATGAAGGGGGCGCGGTCTATGCCGCTTTCGGCTGCTCGCCGGATGAAATACTTGGCATTTGCAATGGCCTCCTCTTTGTCCATGCCCCAAAACGTGTCAACAGACTCGTCACTCATTGAACGGTCTTTGAATTTTTCCCCTGTTTCCACTTTCCACATTTCAGGACCACCAGGTTTCTTTTCCTTAGTGACCTTTGTGCCTGGAGGAAGTGGTATCAACCGCAGTTTTTCGGCTTCAATAAGCGTATCTAGCTCTTTTATGCGCTTTTCTAATTCCCTAGTGGGGCCAGTCCCATATACTGCTACCTGATATTGACCATTGACATGGTCATATTCCTCTTGGAGTTTTACTAATTTCGGGCTGCTGGTTTGCATTTTAATGTCACCCGGCTTAAACCCCTCCTTTTGGCCACGCTTTGCAATGTCTGACTGAATTTCTTCAATGAACAGGATCTTCTTACCATCTGCATCAACTCGTTCATTGAATCGGATATGCAGCAGCGGGTTTGGTTTGTCCGTGAATTGGTGGGATCCAAACCAGAGGGATTCTGTGCCAGGTTGCCCCAGTGCATCAACCACCTCTTCAATTGCTTTTTCCTGGCTTACACTTGAAGTGTTTACAATTGTGCCTTTCTCATCATAAACCGCCCATACTGGTTTATTAGCAGCAAGTCTTTGGGGATCTGGCATTCTTGATGAAGTATATCCTGGTGGAAGCATATTACCCCCAGGCTTATCCCAATACAGCACCAGCTCACGGTAGTTTTCACCACCGGGGGTGGTCAGGGAACCCTCACCGTATTTGACAGGGCCGTAAAAATCCTGGCTGGTTTCCTCAACGCCCGTGTACTGCATCAATTCCTCTTTCGACATCCGGCGGGCATCACTTTCGATCCTGTAATCCATCTCTTGCCGGGCCGATGTCACGGTGGGATGAATGTCTATTGTCCCACCTGAATCACGCACATATTCACCATTCGGGTCAACTACAACATACTGGTTTTCAATTTCGGCTTTAAAAAATTCCCGTGCTTCATCCTCTGTTTCAAAAGCAACATTTTTATTTTTGTATAAAAGTGGGTGAGAAACTTTGGTGTAATATCCGTTTTTCCAATTTGCTATGTAATCCTCAAGATCCTCCGCGATATCATCAGCAAACGCCGGATCCTGTCCAATCGGAACAAATTCATATTCGTTCATCTGCTGCTCAACGTATTTCATGACCATATAATCCTCATCTGCATCCTTCCCTCCATAAACCACTTCCTCGATCTTCAGCTGGTTCTGGGTTGTCATGTACTCTTCCAGCTGTTGCTTACTCACCTGGCCCTTTTGTTCCTTGAGCCATGAACCGAGGCCGGAAAATTCCAGTTCAGGATCCTTCACACCATTCCCGCGGAGGTATTTCAACCACATTTCTTTGGGCATCTGTTCCTTCTGGGATCCCAGGATGACGCGCAGCGCAGGGCTTGTGAAACCCATGTCGGATTTCGGTACGTTGACGGCAGCTGAGGCTGCTACACCCGCAGCAGGATTCCGGTCATAGACATAAAACAGATCGGCAGGATTGACATCATAAGCTCCATGAGCGTATCGGCCCCCTTCTTCTGTTGGTATTTTATCCAAATCACCAGAATCCAAGACTTGAGATAACCGATACCGTTCCTGTACCGCCCTGGCCTCTGCTTCTCCTGCCAGCAGATTATAGATTTTACGGTGATATCCATCATGATCTTTGAGCCGATACAACCGATCCAATTCCTTGGTTAATTTATCATCAATGGCAGTTCCTTTCTGAGTCTGCCGGAGGATGGTCTGCTCACGTTTGATGGCATTCTGGATGATGTTCCGTGGAATGGTGGCCCACGGCTGACCATACTGAAAATTTCCAGCATCATCTGTAACACTGAATTTTTTTAATCTTTCATCTCCAATCTGTTGCGGAAGCCCGTATTTTTCAACATCCAACCCACGGTTTGCTTCATGGTAAAACATATCACCAAGTATTCTCTTGAAACGCCGTGTGTTTTTGGTCAACTCTCCAGAAGTCGGTTCTGAATATTGGTTGATGATTTTCCTCTGGATAACATCAGCAGCATCCCGCAGCCACTGACCATATTTCTGTTTATTCCTCCGATTCGGTGGACTGCCTATTTCACGGGCCAGTTCATCAGTAGACATGAATCCACTGTTTCGGATGAAACGTGCATTTTGGGTTGGATTATCACTCAGTTTGAATTTTTCCAGTTGATGGAGATAATCCAGATCATAGAGCATCCTCACATTGGCAAATGCACGGTCATTCCTCTGTTTTGCAACTGTGGTTTCAGACCGTGTCAATCCAAACTTTTCGGGATAACGCCCTAATTCATCTCTTGCACTTTTCCAGGCACCTTCAGGATTACCACCTGTTGGAAATCCTTCGATCCGTTGGATTGCATGTTGTAATTCATGAGTCAAAACCGATTTGAAGGTAAAATCCATTTCTGGATGACCCCCGTCTTGCAGCCGCTTCAGCTCTTTTGTGTTTACCTTGATAGTGTCCGGTAAATTTTGAATCTGCCTTTTGTAATTAGCCAACGCACTCATCTGCTCCGTTGTCAATGCGCCTTCGACACGTAACATCTCTTCATAATCCCGGATGCTCCGTATTGCATAATCCAGATTGGTTTGATCAACTTCTAGTGTATTGGTGAGCCGTGCAATTTCACTTTCCTTCGTGGGTGCCCTGAGCATGATCACTTCACGCTCCACACGCAGCGGCTCATTACCTTCAGGTGTATATTTTGGATTTGGAATGCTTTCACGACGGGTGTAATAACCTGCATAAGATCGACTGCCTGACATCCCTTTGGGATCGAACTTGATGACAATATCCTTCAGCTCCGGGTAGGCTTTGAACAGCTCTGGATGGGAAACCACTTCATCCATCTTGCCGAACCCATAGGCATCTTTACCACTGGCTCCTGGTGCCAATTCGATTTTTGAAGAATCAACACTGATATCCATGTCGGATATTTCAAAACGCCATGCTCCATCAGGCCCTTTCCAGAATCCTGTCTCTTTATAAATTTGATACTTACTTACTCCGGCTTTTTCGCCTTCCAGGGCGCGGTCATAGCTCAGTTTCGGCAAATTCCTGGCACGCTTTCCGGCAAAGATTCCAGTAACCAATGCGGATGATGCAGCAGCAAGATCCGCAACATTCAACCCCTTCACGGTAGCAGCTGCGCCTTTGGCTAAACCTGTTGCAGCAGAAACAGGCGCACCTGGACCGACCACATCCCCTGCAATCAGTTCAGCCGGAGAAATCCCGAATTTTTCTGCAAAATACGGTGATGTATACCTATAAGTCAGACCCTTACCGTCTTTTGGAGGCATCTCCCCTGGAGTCATCCCCGCAGGAAATGGTTTCATGCCCTTGGCCTTCAAGGATGCAGGAGGTGTGACCAGTGGTGGCGTTGTCAGCTCCCCGATGTCACCAGCAAGGCCAGCAGCTCCTGCAATGCGGCCCAATAACAGGTTTTTCAGACCCTCCTGAGTCAGTTCACCCTTCTGTTCCTGCTCCAGACGCCTTTTCCGGCGTAGATTCTCCCAATACCCGGAGGATGATGCAGTCTGTGCAGCTTTTTTTGCCATCAATTCACCATCTGAGGTTCAAACTCCCACCACTCGGAGGGTTCATCAGTAATCCTTGCCAGGGCTGCCTCTTCCATACGTCTCTCCTCGGCCTGAAACCACCCATCGGATCCCACCTGATGCACCACCTCACCTGGAGTGTGTAAAAATCCCAATGATTCCCTCCATATATATAGGAGTGCATCACAGGCATGATTCTCACAGGCTGATGCCTCAACCCATTTGCCTTTTGATCTCTCAACATGATCCCATTCCAACAACTCGATCTCATCCACCAATGCCCGTGTTGATTCTGTTTCTAAAACCAACAACTTCCCTTTCTTCAAATCTGCATTCATCAACTCGATGTGATCAAACTTCTGCCTCTTCTTTGCTGCCTCAATACTCAAGGAATGCCTCTTGTTCAATTCTTCAATGATCATCACTCCTAATCCCCCGGTATCTGCCACGATGCGATCAAATCCGTACTCTGTTTCCAACCATCTAACACGCCGTGCAATATCATCAACTGCAAAGCCATGATGCTTCTCCACATCCACCACATAAGTCTCTGGAACTTCATCAGACCATGCCACAACCACCAACGCCGTTGCATCGGAGAAACCCAGATCAATCCCCAAACCATACTGCCACTGAACCTCTGGCATCTCTTCCACCAGGTTGCGCTTTTTTGAGAAACTGTAGACCAGTGAGTTTTCATCTCGTACCCATTCTCCTAAGTATTCTCTCCGGTAGGTTGGATCACTGTCCTCCCATCCGTTCTCGGCCTTCCTCTGAGCCAACCAATCACGCGCTCCAGGAAGGTGGGGGTTCTCCAACAACGTCCATGAGAAACTGGTCCAGGAACTACGTTTGAGTTGGTCGCAGTCGAAGAAATAACCTGATGCACCAGCAGCTGGCGTTCCAAAGAGCCACATTTCTCCATTGAGGTCCAAGGTTGCGGCTTCCAAGACATCATCAATCAGATTCTCCAATATTGAGGTTTTGATACTCTGACTTTCATCACAGATGATCCTTCCATATGCTGGACCCCTGAACTTCTCAACCTCCTCACGGTCCTGACATCCTCCCAATATGATCTGGCTCCCATTGGGAAACTTCACTGTCAATGCATTTTCTAAAAACTCCATGCCCATTGCATAACGGCCTTCCAACTGTCTCAAAGTGGTCCATAGAATCCTCCGTGCATTCTTGATACTCAACGTAATATATGGAACCAAGGTTCCTGGAAACTTAACTGCTGCATCTACCAATCCTACTGCTGCCAGATGAGTCTTGCCTGCTCTACGACTGCACCGGGCCAACCTCTTCTTGGAAACATCTTCGAAAAACTCCAACTGCTTCGGATGTAAACTCCGAACCATCTGGTCACGGATTCCTTCCAACTTCTCCTGGACTGCCTGTTTAGCCCTTAGCCTTCGGACGCCCTCTTCCGCCAGTGCCCTTTGCTTTGACGTCCACCCCAGGGTTGCCCTTGCTTCCCTTCGTGCTCTCTTTTTTGGACTTCCGGCCACTTATCTCCCTCTGCTCATTTGATGTTTCAAAATCCTCCATCAATTCCATCATCATTACATTCTCCAATGGAACCAGACGTCTACTCACTACTCCATCTGCCGGATTGGTTGCTGTTACAAATACCATGCGCTCCGATGCTTCAAAACTAATTGAAATCGTTTCACTTGCCTTCAATGTCTCTCCGCCTCCTGCACTTGGAACCTGGAGAAACTTTGAAAACTGAACCTTGCTTAATTCCTTCATAAAATTGCCTTGTAAGGGTTCCACAACCATCTCACTTCCGGCCATGCCCTCAACAGACCCGCCGTCCTATGGCTGCAACAAACTTCATCTAAATCTGCCAAAATCCCCTGGGTTACCAAATCCTTCAATAACGATCCTCCTATTCCAAGACGCCTAAAGGCCGACTTCACATAAATGTAATGCAGCACGTTCTCCTCAAATGCTATCCAACCCCAAATGGTCGAGGGTGCGGAAGGGTCACACGCGGCGATAATGGTTATACGGGGGAGGAGTTTTTTGAGGAGCGTGTCGTGGTAGTAAAGGGTGATGTGGGGGGGTACGGGGGTACGGCCCACCCCGCCGCGGCCTCTGCCGACCTGGGGGTTCCACGGTGAGTCATCTGCCACCCCGCGAGTCCAGGAATCCATGACCAGACCCAGTTCCATCTCTCCAGCCGAGCCAGCCGGATCCAGAGGGCGTAGCATCACCTCGACATCGGCGTGCGGGTTCACAACCCGATTGGCTAAGTCATAAGTCACTGATATCGCGGAAGAATACTCAACCATGGTCTGGCGTTGATACATCGTTGATACCTTCAAGCTCCGGAAGTTCGTTTGCCAGTGCATGAGTGATCGATTGATCAGCCCTCAGTTCATCGAGCAGCTGCGTATCCGTGAGCTTCCCTAGGTTGACCTGGATCGCTGCCACGCTTTGGATGTCATTCCAC